GCCCACCACTGATCCAGTTTGAAAATCCGAAGTACTTTTTCTTGTCGGTTGAATCCCTTGTCGCGGTCAGCACCTGCGCTGCTGTGGTGCCCGCGTCAATTTGGGTGATCGCTGGCAACACCACATTCGTCGATGATGACGACACAAAATTGCTTGCCGAGATAGTTGATGTACTTACAGCGGCATTCACCGCAGCCTTGGCGTAATCCGCTGTCGCCTTGGTCAAAGCGGTGCCCTGCTTGTCAAAGTAATTCATGGCGGGCGTCATCAAAGGTGGCATGGCCAGCACGCCGCGATAACCGCCAGTCACACGGTCATAAATCATCTTGCCAAACTCGCCAACTGCGGCCGTGGTGTAGTGCACAAAGTCCGCCTGGTACAGCGTGCCTTGCGTAGATTTATTGACCGTAGGCGCAGGCACTGCGCCGCTGTAGGTGTACGGATCAAGTACCCAACTGCCATTGCCACGCGCCAATGCCAGTTGGTCAAACGCAGTGTTGATGGGGGCGGCGAACAAGAACCGCCCCGCGTCTTGGCTGTCATTGCTGCGGAGCTTGACGAACGTGGTGGGGATGACACAGCCAACGGCCTTGTCAAACATGTCCAGCACCACGCCGCATTCACGCTGGTAGTTGTTGGCATCCGTTTGGTTCTTGCTGTCTTGCTCGCCCTGCACCCACACATTGCCAATCACCCGCACACTTTTTCCGGCGCGCACCAAGTTGTTTACTGCCTGCTGCACGATGAATTGCGTGAAGTAAGCCAAGTTTTCAACAGTGAGCGCGGCTGTGTTTGCGCCCAGCACATTCCAGCGGGCGTTTGCAGAGTCAGAATTTAAGCCAATGCCTTGACCCGACCACGGCACGCGCACCACGTAGAGGTCAGGCAAGCCAAGGGCATTGCCAGCGGTGATGTGGTACTGCCAGTTGCGGGCAAACTCTGTGACGATAGATGTCTTGCCAGTGCCGTAGCTGGGGCGCCCAAGGGAAAAGGTGTCGCCAGCGGCAAACGTGTCCCACGTTACGTCCGATTGGGTAATTGAAAGATTCGATGCGCGTGCAAGGCCTTTCACATTACTCATTGTTGGCAGGGGAGTTGCGCCCATGTCCGCAACCGATTCGGCATTGCTTTGACCCGTTTCGATGATCAAGCAAACCTCAGAGGTTTTGTTGTAGCCCATGCGCACGCCTACTTCAGCTGATGCCGATATGGCAGTGGCGACTTTTGAAAAGTCAAATGGTGGCAGAGATGCGGCCATGATTAAATTCCTTCCCAAACGACAACCGTCGTTGCAGCGGCACTGATGGCCTTGATCTGTTGCTGCGTGACTACGCCAGCATCCCACGTCATTGCCCCGCCCTGACCACCTGTAGCGCTTGCAGGCGCAACCGCCCAGCCGCTGTTGACCGTGGCGTCTGCACCGATATTCAAGTTGATGCCCGAAGTGCCAATCACTTGAATCGCCAAATACTGGCGGTTTGCATTGGCTGCAACCAGCTCGGTCGATGTGCTTGCGGTGAGGGACTTGACGGTTTGTGTCAGCGTCACCGGCACGTTTTCTTGATTGGCAACACGCAAATTGCCTTTTTGCGTCAACGTTGTAGGCAAGACGCTCATGATGGGCGTGAAGATCGTGCTGAGCGCAAACGTGGTCGTCGCAGCTGACCCGTTGTTGGTGAAGCGAACTCGAAGGGCTTTGCCAATGACGCCGATGGCGGTATTGAATGCAACACCAGCCGCCACGGCATAGCTTCGGGTCTGAATCCCGACGGAGCCCGCTGTATCTTGCGACTGGTCGATGTACAAAGTACCAGTCTGGTCACTCGTCACCATGAGCTGCGCAGATTCGGCCAGCAGCGCATTACCACTGTCCCAAGTGCCCGTGAAGGTGGCAGCAGCCGCCAATTGAGCAGTCGATGTGTTGTTGACCGATTGCAGCACGTTGTTGTTCGCAGACACAACCACGGCTGTCGCCCTCAGCTGCGCATCGGTCAGTCCATTTTGATCAGCGTCAGGCGTGAATCCACCCGTTGGCGTACCGACCGTACCGTCGCTTACTTTGTAGTAAGTGATGGTCGCGGGCGTGGCGCGTGTGTTGGCCACAAGCAGCCACTTGGTGCCTTCGGTGTCCACGCCGATGATGCCGCTGCTACCGGCGTTGGTGGCTGCACTGCTCCCACCGCCATACACTACTGCGACAGCCTTGGCCCACGTCTTGTCGCCCATGTCGATGTAACGCTGCATCAACCCATCTTCAACACGTTTCACGTCACTCATGATTCACTCCTGGTTCAATTTGGTTTGCGCCTCGTCCCACATGGACTGGCACTGATTCAGTTGGGCGCGGAGAACATCAGCTCGGGCAGCTTCCCGGACAAGAAACTCCGCATCCTCTCGGTAAAGCTGAGGTCCGTCACATCCTTGGGCAGGCGCTCCAGGTTTGGCAGGCGCGGGGGCTGCACCTTCTGGGGGGCGGCTGGGGCGGTCGCGCAAGCTGAGCAAAGCAGCATCACGCTGGCGAACAATGCGAGCGATTTCAAGGTCTTTCTCCCGAAGTGTTTGATCAGCCGTAGCCTGCAAAACCTGCTCCGTCTTGCGGGCAGTCTGGGCATCCTTGACCATGGCTTGTGTGGCTGCGTTCTTTTCCTTGTCCCAGCGCGTCTGCACATGGTTTGACCCAAACTCAAAGCCACCAAATGCCGCGCAAAACGCAATCGCCAAAACTACGGCGAGTTCAGCGAGAAAACTCATTTGGACAGTCCCAAGCATTGGTCTGACTCATGCTTTCGGCGCTTGGCCAAGCCCGCATTGGGCTGGCCCTGAAACCGATCCCAGCGCAAAATTTCCAAGCATGCGCCCTTGTAGTCCTGGGCATTGAGCTTTTTCACCAGCGTGGAAGTGCAAAAATTGGCTGTGCCGATGTTGTAGGCCAGCGACAAATAAGCGTCATATTCGTATTGCGTGAGCGGCGCGGTCACGCACTTTTTCACGGCACCCTCAAAACGCTCTACGTCGATCAGTGCGCGCTCAAGGGCCTTGGGCGGCGTGATCTTTTCGCCCATCTTTACGGGTGTTCCATCGGCGTGTGTGGTGGTTCCAAATCCATAGGTAGGTTTGTCACCCGGCAAGGGTTCAATTGCCTTGTCGGTGTAGCCTTCAGACAGCGCAATTCCGACAAGCGCCGCAGCACTCAGCACCAAAGAAGAAATGGCCTCTCGGATTTCCATGGATCACCCCAAATTGCTCATGCGTGCTTCGTGCTCAGCTTGCATTCGCTTGTCATCCTTGTGTCGGTAGTACCAATTGACCACCAAGCCAGCAATGGCGACAAACAAGCCCACCAATCCAATGAATTCACTCGCGGTGAACCATCCAAAAAAAGCAGTGCCCGCACCCGTGTAAGTTGCTTTGCTTCCGGTTGTTGCCAACATTTGTTCCATCGCTCCATCACTCATTTGTTGGCTCCGGTCGGTTTATTGGTGCCTGACGGCATTTCGCCATGCTTGCCACGGCTCTCAAGCTCTTTGATGCGGTTCATCAGCTCGTCCAGGCGCTTGTCGCTGGCCGCTTGAATCTCGGCCACGCGCGCGGCGCTGTCGGCGTTGATGCGGGCCACCTCCACCTGGGTGTCGGCCTCGCGGTTGATCTTGATGGTTTCGTTGGCCAGTTGGGCTTGCAGCTGCTGGAGCTGGGCGCTCAGGCGGTCAATCTCGTCTGAGGCCTGCTGGCGCACGGCCGCGATGGCCGAATCCATTTCAGCGCCGCCGCCCCCCTGCATACGGGCGCTCTCGGCCTCGGCGTTGAGCTTGGCGGCGCGGGCTTGGATTTCATCGATCTTGGCCAGCTGCTCTTGCAGCGCGGCTTTTGCGCTCTCGCGCTGCATCTGCATGGCCTCGGACTGCATCGCGGCTTGCTGCTCGGCCTGGGCCTGCTCTTCGGGCGTCAGGGGCTTGCTCTCGTCACGTTCGCCCGTCATCTTGCGGATCGCGTCGGCAATCTCGTCCTTGTTGGGCATGTCGCTGAATTCCATGGCAATGGTCATCAAGCGAAGCGACACCTCGGGCGACAGGCGTGAGGCCAGCTGGTTCAAGCTGTCAAACATCACCTGGCGCAGCGTGCCCGCATAGTCCTGCTCAGACACAGAAAAGTCGCTGCACGAAGCCGCGATGTCGTTCAGGAACCGCACGGACCCGTCTGGCTGCATCTCGGGCTGGTTGATCTTGACCCACTCCAGCGCGCCCTTGGCACCCGTGAGGCGGATCACCTTCTCGGCCGTGTACCACTGCTCAACCAGGCTCAGGCGCTTTTCACCCTGAACCTGAGTGGCGTAGCGCTTGTTGTCGAAGAACTCCGTGGTGACGACAGAGCCTTGCATCTGCCGCGCTTTGATGGCCTCGCCAGACACTGCATTGGTCTGACGGCCCATGTTCTCCTGGCTCACGCCCGCCGACTTCTGGATGGCCTGGCCGTCCATGGTCATCATTTGCAGCTGACCCGTGGCGGCGTCCGTGTCGCGCCGAATCTCGACGCTCCTGCCCTGCTTCTTGACGATCATGCCGTCCGGGCGGCTGGCCTCGTCGCGCAGCTCGTCCAGGTCATCCACGGCCCCCTCGTCCACGATGATCTGGTTCGTGTTCAGCAAGAACAGGGATTTCGATGCCCGCTTGTTCAAGTCCTGCTGAATGTCGCGCACGCGGCGAATCGCGCCATAAGGCAGGCGGTCCCGGCCCCGGCGATAGCCCCATGTGGGTGTGAGGCTGAACTTGTTGTGTCGGTAAATGCTCACGCCAAGCGACAGCATCTTGCTCTCGGTGAACACCGCCACATGGGTGCGCATCATCACCCGGTCAATCAGCTGCGAGCCATGCTGGGCCAGCACATCGGCCATGGCCTTGTCGTGCTCGTTGAAGAAAGCGCCCTTGAGCGGGCCGTCTGCAACCACCTTGGCCTTGGCGGGCATCTTGAACTGGCATTCGATCAGCTTGATGCGGCGTCGGCGGGCCTGGGCCGTGGCCCCGGTGCCGTTGGCGTAGATCGTGCCCTGGCGACCGTTCATCATGTCGGTGCTCATGTACCAGGAATACTCGTCCTGGGTGTCCGTCATGTGGCGCGTCGACTCTTCGACGCCTTCGGCCACGGCATTCAAGCGCGTGGGGAACATCATGCGGGCGATGTCCTCGTCCACCCAGCGCCACCGGAAAATGTAGCGGCCATCCTCGCAGTCCAGGTCGTAGCTCATGGAGTCCCAGAGCACGTTTCGCCAGTCCTCGTACTTGGAATAAACCGGGTCCTTCGTCGGGTCGTCGCACACCCCATCGTCCACCCAACCCACACCCACCTTCACGGCATCGGCAAAGGCGCGTGAGCGCACAAACTCGCTGTGCGTGATGTCGCTGGTGTACTTCAACACCTTGGTCTTCACGTCCGCGATTTCCACTTCATCCTCGCGGCGGGGCAACACCTTCCAGTCCACCCTGGCGCGGCGCTCGGTGCCGATCAGCCAGTCCACCATGGGCGCGACCTCGTTGTAGACCAGGGGCATTTGCCCGCGCTCGCGCAAAATGGCGGCGTCCTCGGGGTCCCATTGCAGCGAATCGTAAAAGTCGTTGTCGATGGCCATTTCTAGGCGGTTCGCGGCCTGGCGCTGCTTCTCCAGGTAGTACCACTCCAGCAGCTGGCGGTGCACCTCGCGGGGGCCTTCGCCGTCCAGCCAATCGCCCGCCTTTTCTGCTTTTGGATCAATCAGGGTTCTTATTTGCTCGGTTTGACGCGCAAAGTAATCATCACCGGGGGCCTTGTGGTTTGAGCTGAACTCAATCGGGTTGTTGATGTCAGCCATAGGACGCGCCCTCGTCTTCCAGGCGGATGTCCTGAGCGGCGATCAACTTGCCATCGCCGCGCAGCTCCATGCTGCCGAAGCTGCCCTTGTGCATTTCGGGCGGCTGACTCGACGGCATGCGCATGAGCGTTTCCAGACCATCGTGGATGATCGTGGCCACTTTGAACCAGGTGTCGGTGCTCTCGGTCATGCCCAAGACCTCGCAGGCCTTGCGCGACTGAGCGGCCAGGTACTGCGGATCGTCGTACTTGTAGAGCGCTGATTCGCACACGATGTACCAGGGCGCGCCCTTGCGGTGCGTGGGCAACAGCACCATCGCCCGCTCGTCGTTCACCCAGGTGTAGATTTGGGTGATTTCCCCGAAAACGTGCGATTCGTGCGCTCGGCGCAGGTCAATTGAAACGGCCATTGGAACCCTCAGAATTACTCAACTGAGGGTGCCATGCTTGGCACGTCAAACAGCCATGCCGCTCCCGCGCCGCTTGAAGCGCTGGCCGCTGCCCGCGCTGGTCATCGACGTGCCAAACCCATTGTGGAACTGGTTGCCGTTGTCGGCCTCTTGGCCAAACTGCCTGAAAGCGTCAGAACCGTGGCTGGCATCGTCGTGCACAGGCGTGGACTTGAAGCAGCCATTGCGCTTGTCCCACTCCTTCTTGTACGTGGCCAGGCGCTTGAGGCCCGCCGCGCAGGCCGTCTCGTCAAAGTAGCAGCTGGCGAACACGTTGCGCACCGACTGAATGCCTGCCGTGATCGATGGCGTGACGGGTACCACCTGAAAGCGTTGGCCCGGCATCAGGCCCTCGAGCATTTCCTTGATCGAACGCGAGCTGGCCTTGTTCTCAGCGATCCGCTTGTGCTCAGTCTCATGCGGGATGTAGTGCGTGCCAAAGATCACGCCCAAGCCTTGCAGGTAGTTGGCGTAATGGTCCAGGTCTTCGCCCGACTCTTCGTAGTAGCCGATGAAACGGTTTTCCATGCCTACCCGCTGGTGCAGCCAAATGGCCGTCATGTCGCCCTTGCCAATGTCCCAGAACGTGTTGACCGGGGACATGACCCGTGGGATGGTCCTGAGCACGCGCCCGGTCTTGCGCGCCAAGGAAAGCTGGTTCGTGTAGTAGCAGCCCTGGGTAGACAGCTGGAAAGCCTCTTCGCGGTAGCTCGGGTACTCCTGCCACATCAGCGATTGGTCGCCGCTGAAATCCGACTCCATCGTGGCGCAGTACCAGGCTCGCTTTTCTGGGGTGATGTCGCGGGCAATGCGCGCCTCAACATCGTTGAAGTACCGATGCATCGTGTCCGTCACCACCACATCGGCGGGGTCCAGCTCGTACTCTGGCATTTCCCACCAGGCAAAAAAGTGGAATCGGTAATCCTTGGGCGTCAACGTGGTGCCCTGCTCCAACTGGGCAGCGGCGCGCTCCGTCATGTCGTAGAAAGCGCCCTCCTGCCCCTCCGCGGTGGACTCGATCACCAGGATGCCCGACTTGGGCACGGATGGGATTGACCCGGTGATCACCTCCTTGGCCTTGTCTGGTGTCTTGGCACAAATCTTGCCGAACTCAGACACATGCAGGCGGTGCGTGGTGCCGCCGCGCATCGACGTGGCCACCCTGATCGTCGCGTTGTTGTGCGCAAACTCCAGCTCGCTCGCGTTCTCGGTCTTGAGCGGGAACATCTGGCGCAGGATTTCGGGCATCTGGTCGTAGGCGTAGCGAATCTTGCCCTTGAAAATCGACTCGGCCGTCTCGCGGTCCTGCGCGATGATGCCGCACCGAATGGGCGACTTGCTGAACAGCGCGGTGTCCAGCCACAGTAGCGCGATCAGGGTCGTGTTGTGAGACACAAAACCCTCGGCAATGTACGTCCCGGTTGTGGTCTGCATGTCAACCACATCGCCAATTCCAAGGGGCTCAATCTTGACGATCGTTGCCCATCCAACATCACCATTACGCTTGCCTGGAAGTTCGCGCCCCTCCCAAAAACGATTTCCAACAAACCGAGTTGGTCGTGTCTGGCCAATCAGCCTGAACATTTCATCCATGCGACCAAACGACAGCTTTGGCACAGGAGTTTTGCCGTACTTGCTGGGCCTATCGGCTTTGTCCGATTCGACGCAAGCGTTGTATCCGTTGGCATTCACGTAGCGCACAAGGCGGTCCCAAACGGGGCCTTCGCGCTGTGAGACATTGATTCCGGCCGAAGAATTAGATTTTGAAATTGAACCTTCGCCATCGAGCATTCCACCAAACCAACCATCCTCAAAATTTGGCTCGTCCCATGGCTTGGCTATCCAGCGCACCTTTGTCCCGACTTTCAATCGACCAACAACCTGATTGCCTTGCCCACTCAGACTGCGCCATTGAGCAGAATCCCCCGCTTTTTTTGAAAGCCATGGGTGACGATCTGTACAAACCACTTCGCGCCCATCATCAAAAGTGATTTTGAAGCGCTCGGCCTGCATCACTTTGACTGCTTGCACCGTGGCAGTGCGCATCTTTCTGGATGGCCCTTTGCCTCCAGGTGGGTGTTCGTCGCAGGCAATCACTTCTGTTCCCGCTTGAATGTCGCCAATCCGAATCCAACGCAAATCAGCAGTCAGCACTCGCGTGTCAGGCGAAACACAAAACCCCATCTGCCTGGCTTTCAGGATGATGTTGCGATGGTGCAGCCGTGCGATCAAGCGGCGCTGTGCTCGGTTCGGCTTGAACGTGACAACCATCCCCTCGTCGTCCTCGTCGTCTTCGTCCTTGGTGATGATTTTGTAGAGGTTCGACATGCGCCAAACCGGGTCTTTGATCTTCTCCAGCAAGTCGGCCGGAAGCTCGATGGGGGTCAGCTCACTCGTCATCGTCTTCACCGCCCTTGGCCACGCCCTGCACGTTGCCCGTCACGGCGTCCACCAGGGCCTTGACCGGGTCTGTCTTCTGCTTGTTGTCCAACTCGTACAGGCCCAGCACCTTCGCCGCCTTCTCCAGCGCGGCGTTCTTGTCCCAGAACTTGTACTCCAGCCGCCCGTACTCGTCGACCTTGAAGCTGGCCACGGCCGCCCGAGTGGCCGGGTCAAGCTCGTTGGGCAGCTTCACCTTGCCCTCGGGCGTCATGATCCCGGCGATGTCAGACAGGGCAACACGCCGAATCTCGCGCAGCGTTTCGGACGCATCCAGCTCGGCCTTGTCGGCAGCGCCCGCCATCAGCTCGGCAATGCGCTCCTTCACGGCTGGCATGGCGGCGGTGTGGCTGGCGCGCTCGTTCACGCTGGACTGCTTCGTGCCGTCCGCCACCTTGTAGGCCTGGCGGTAGGCCTCCGAATAGGTCATGCCCGACACAATGGCGCGGGCAAAGGCATCTTGCTGGGGCGTGAGCTTGCCCTTGGTGCGTCCCTTTTTCACGATCTAACTTCCTTCACTTCGATGCCGTGCACATGCATCATCAGCTTGCGTTTGAGGCGGAATTCAGGCGTCACAGCCCCCTTCACGTCCTCGACAATGGTCTTGCCCGTGTGGGCGTCGATGTAGGTGAAGTCGGCCAGGTACACCGTGGGCCGCTCCTTCTTACCGCTGGGCGTCACCTGGGCCGGGATCAACTCAAAGGGCACTTGCAGGCGCAGGTTTCGGATTTCCTTGGCCCGCTCCAGCAGCACCAGGTACTGCCAGCGCTTGTGCTCGGCCTTGCTGTCGAACGTGATCCCGGCATCGGTCACCTTGGTGTTGCCGTACTTGGTCGTGCGGCGCTGCTTCTCGACCGGGTTGTCGCGCATCGACGTAAGCGATGGCGTAGCCCCAGCGCGGGCACGCAGGTTCAGCAGCTCGGCCTGGGTCAGTCGCAGGGCCTTGCTCATGCGGCCACCGCAAACAGGTCAAGGGTCTTGCTGTCGCGCACAGCCTGCGACTTCACGGGCACTCGCGAGCCTGGCACCGCAAACACCTGGCCAGACTTGCGTGCGGCCAGCGTCAACAGCCCTGCCTTGCGTGCGCACGTTGGCCCCACAGGAAAAACCCCGATCATCACGGCAGGGCGAAGCGTCAAGCGCCCGCACAGCGCGCAGTGGTTGTGCATCAAGGCAGCACCCCAGCGGCCAAGCCAAACGCTACCTCGTCGGCACTGAGCGGCGTTTCTGCACGATCAGGCGGGCGGACGCCTTCACCTCGTCCAGGCCAAACGTAGACGCAAAGCGCTTGATGTTGCGGGCAATCAGGGCCAGCATCGCCTCGGCCTGCGGGCCTTGCGGCCTGGTTGTGGAAAGCAGTCTTGCGCAGCATTCTTTGCACTCCATCCGGTAAGCCCCAGACACGGGACGTTGTTGTGAGGATTCGCAGGCGGGGCACGCCGAAGTCGTAGCAGGCGCGGGCTTGGCAGACGGCAAGCTCGTCGCAGGATTTGTGGTTTTCATGAAATTTCGTCACAACTTGACGCTTTCTGGCACGCTTCCTGCTTTACCGGTCAACTTTGCTTTCAGGTCTGCGATCATCTGGCGCACCTTCTCCGGATCGGCAGAGCCTTGACCAGGCGCGGGCAAAGCATCGCGGCGCGGAGGCGGCTCGGGCAAATCGGGCGTGGCCATCTTCTCGGCCAGGATGCGCGACCAACGGGTCTTTGCGGCGCTCCAAGACGAGTTGCGCAGGTCCCATGTCCCGAAGTCCACGGCAGCCCAATAAACGGCCTTGTGGCTCCATTTGTCGCGGCCCTCGTCGCGCAGCCTCATTTGCGTGCAGGCCTCGGTGAAAGCGGCCTCGGCGTCAAGTTGCGGACTGCAAGCGCGGATGAACTCCGTGATCGATGGGGGCCAGTCGAACAGGCGCGCGCAAGAGCGGATGCCAACGGCGATGTGCTGGGGCGTCAGCTGGGCGTCAACGAACGCATCAGCCCAAGCCTCGCGCCAGTTGACGATGGAAGCCTCGCTCGGGAACGATGCCCGCCACCGGTTCGGGTACATCCCATCCAAGCGGTTGAACAGGTGGTCCATCGGGGACATCAAGCGGCCCCGGATTTGTCTGGCATCAAGCCAGGTGTTGCGCTGGCACGTCAATGA